ATTGAAAATTCTTGGGAATTAGATTGGTTAGATGATGAACCTGAAAGTGTAAGAAGAGATTTCTTTAATGCTACAGGTGATTATGATGAACAAGAAGAAAGAATATTCTTTAAAAATGAAAATAGTAGTATAGATAATATAAAAGATTATATTTTAGCTGTTGATAAAGTAGGAGATTTACAAGAAGATGAATCACTACATAAATGGTTTAACCGTCAAGGAGCAAAGGGAAAAGAAAGTGGATGGGTAGACTGTAATGCACCAGATGGAGACGGAGGTTATAAATCCTGCGGAAGAAAAGAAGGAGAGAAACGCTCTAAATACCCTGCCTGTAGACCAACAGCAGCACAATGTAAAACACCTGGAAAAGGAAAAACTTGGGGGAAAACAAAATGATAAAACTTTTAAACCTATTAACAGAAGCTAAAGATGCTTTTCAAGAGTTTGCAACAACTCGAATGAGTGGTGCTGAAAAAATAGCAAATAATGCACAAGAAAAAGGTGGAGATTCAACGTTAACCTGGCATCAATTCAAGGTTAAACTTCCTTATTATAAGAAAGCAGCAGAAGGTAAATTTGATAGAAAGCAAGCTATAAATGAATTTGCATCAGTTAAGAGCAGTATCTCCTTAAATATGACCCCGACACAATTCCAAAGGGAAATAGGTAAATTAGAAGTCTTAGGGGAGTTAATAATAAAAAGCAAAAAATAAAACTAGAGGAAAAATAAGATGATAAAATTTATAAATTTACTAAAAGAAGCTAAACAATCTATTGAAGATTTTGCTAGTACTAGATTAAAAGGTGCTGAGAAAATTGCTGATACTACCTTAGAAGCAGGGGGTTTATCTCTACTAACCTACAAACATTACAAAGTTAAATTACCCTACTATAAAAAAGCCGCAGAAGGTAAATTAGATAAAGATGCTGCTAAGGAGGAATTTGAAAAAACTCTAAAGAGTGTATCTTTAGGAATGACTCAAAGTCAATTTCAAATAGAGGTTGGACGTTTAGAAGTATTAGGTGAATTACTTATAGAAAATAAGTAATATGTTAAATGAGAATATTCCATACTTCAAATGCCTGGTAAGACGTTCTCACTTTACCCATAACCCGAAAGATGAAAGTAAGTATGACAATGCTTACGCTTTCGCAATTCAATCCGTAACCGGTAAAATATTAACCTTCCACGTTATGACTGACTACGGAATGGTAAGATCCCGTGTACCATTGTCAGAAATCTTTATAAAGGAACCTGAAAAAGACGTTCCTTTTTATTGTAAACAACTCTGGGATTGTTTTGATTATAACGTAACAGTTAAAAAATACTCCTTCCTTATAGAAAAAAGATGCCAAGTCCTGCTTAGAGATAAAACTAAAGTTTGGGCAACATACTTATTTACTGTAGATTGGTATGATAATCCATATTCCGATGAACCAACTGATTATAAAGCCGGGCATATACTGGTAGCAGATGATGGCTACTTACTCTGTATGCCGAATAATAGAATATTCTGGAGAGACTCTAATTGGGTAACTGCTGAGTTTCCGATGAACCCTAAAGATATTAAAGTTGATAAAGTATTACCAGCAGTGGAATCAGTAGCAGATAAATGGATCACTGAAGATACTGATTCTTTTTATTATGATATAAATATAAAGACTCCGTAGGATGTTTACCGTTGATTTATACATAGAAAAAACTAAAGACAAGGGTTTTGGAGTTTTTGCAAATGAGGCTATAAAGAAAGATACTATAGTATGGGAATTTATAGAAGGTTTAGATATTAAAATTCACGAAAGCTTCATAGAAAATCTCAACGGAACTCAAAAAAAGTTCATAGATACGTATTTCTGGAAAGAAGGTGAGTACTTGTATTCATCTTGTGATAATTCTATATTTCAAAACCACAGTAGTACCCCAAACTCAATAGTCAGCGGATCCTTATACATGGTAGCAGCAAGAGATATAGCAGTAGGGGAAGAAGTAACAGTTAATTATTCAGACTTTGATGACTGCTATAACGACTACGCACACACCCTTATACAGTAAACCAATATGGAAGAAAAACTTAAGAAATGGTTTGATGAACTCACAATACCTAGACCGGAACTAAGTAATATGCCAATTTGCCCATTTGCTAAATCAGTTATAAAATCTCAAGAATATACAATCCAAGAGACTAACTTAGATATTATTACATCTCAGGTTAATAATGCCGACGTACAGCTTTATAGAGTATGTATTTTCTACCTACTTGATTATGAACTATACGGAGAAGAAACCTTAGAAGCAAAAACCAAAGAACTAAACCTTGCCTTTAGAGACAGCAATAAACTAATACTGGATAACGATCCAAGATCCCCTTTTACTATTAAAGGAATAACCACTAATTTCCCTGACTGTTATTTATGGGTAGTACAAGACCTAGCAGACTTGCTTTCTAAGTCAAATAGTCTTAAATTAACTACCTATTATAACCACTGGACAGAAGAACAGCTAGAAGGATTAGCAGAATGGAGAAACCATACAAAGATTTAGAAGTTACTGAGGAATTCACCATAAGGGAATTCGGGCCTGATATAGATCCAATCGAACTTATGTGGCATAGAGATAATGAAGACCGGATGGTAGAAGTTTTAGAATGCGGTAAAGGATGGGGTTTTCAATTTGATGACGGACTTCCTTTTGAATTAGAACCAAACACATCTATATTTATATTAAGACACGATTGGCACCGAGTTGTAAAGGGGGAAGGTGCTTTGCTATTAAAGATACATAAATCATGAAAGACAACATAAAGAATTTAATCGTAGTTTTGCTGGTTATCCTAGGTGGTGCTGTAATATATTCCCTACATGTTAAGGATATGACAGAATTGCCAAACGTTGAAGGATACCAAAGAACAATTGATTCCCTCAGTAAAGCTATTCTTATTAACAATAAGGAGATCGCTAAATTTGATTCCTTAAATAACATTCAAGGAAACAAGATCAAAATACTAACAGCAAAATTAGGGAACACTGCAGTTTTAGCTGCTAAAGAACACAAACAACATGAAGAAGATATTAAGCGTATTGGTGCTATGTCTAATAATGACGTCACCGCTCTATTCACAACAAGCTTCGACTGATCAATGCATAGTGCCTTGTGAAGCACTTAAAAAAGCATTAATCATTAAAGAAGAAAGAACGTACTGCGGAAAGCAGCTAGGTTTTGCTAGAGATTCAATAACAGTTTTACAGCAGGTTATCCTACATAAAGATACTATTATAAATTATAAAGATAGTACTATATTAACTTATGTTAAAAATGAAAATAACTATAAGGGTATTATAACCAATAAAGACTCAATTATTAAAGAATACAAAAAAGCATACCTATCTCAGAAAATACAGAAATATATTGCATATGGAGTTTCTAGTATTATCCTTTTAGCAGGCATTCTGTACTAATTATGAGTCAAGATTTAAAAGCAATAATAAGACAGGAATATGTGAAGTGTGTCGTTGATCCGATACATTTTATGAAAAAATATTGCTATATTCAGCACCCACAAAGAGGCAGAATCCTATTCCATTTATACCCTTTCCAGGAAAAAGTACTAAAACATTTCCAAGATAACCCTTATTCCATCATTTTAAAGTCAAGACAGTTAGGTATTTCCACCTTAGGAGCAGGATACGCACTATGGTTAATGCTTTTTCACAAAGATAAAAACATACTAACTCTTGCAACAACCCAAGCAACTGCACGAAATCTAGTAACAAAAGTACAGTTTATGTACGAAAATCTACCTTCTTGGTTAACAGTACCGTCGGTAGAACATAATAAATTGTCTCTAAGACTAACAAATGGGTCAAAAATACAAGCTAAATCTTCAAATTCAGACTCTGCTCGTTCAGAAGCTGTATCATTACTGTTGGTTGACGAGGCTGCATTCATTGATAACATTGCAGAGACGTGGGGAGCAGCACAGCAAACGTTAGCAACCGGGGGTGGTGCAATTGTTCTATCAACTCCAAACGGAACTGGTAACTGGTTTCATCAAACCTGGGTAAGAGCTGAGGCTAGAGAGAATGATTTCTTACCAATTAAACTACCTTGGTTTGTACATCCGGAAAGAGATCAAGTCTGGAGAGATAGACAAGACGAACTTTTAGGAGATCCAAGACTTGCAGCACAGGAATGTGATACTGATTTTTCTACTTCTGGAGATACAGTCTTTTACGGAGAGTATTTAGAGTTCTACCAACAGACCTACATTAGGGAACCTATGGAAAGACGCGGTGCAGATCAGAATTTATGGATCTGGGAACCGGTTGACTATTCAAGATCCTATATGGTAGTAGCAGACGTAGCAAGGGGTGATGGAAAAGATCACTCAGCCTTCCATATTCTGGATATCGAGAACAATGTACAGGTAGGGGAATACAAAGGACAGCTCGGAACTAAGGAATTTGGACATCTACTTGTAGGAATTGCAAGTGAATATAACGACGCTTTACTAGTAATAGAGAATGCATCTATAGGATGGTCAACCATTCAGACTGTCATCGATAGAGGATATGCTAATTTGTACTATTCACCAAGAAATGGTAATATAACCGCAGAAACATACTTCGATCAATACGATCCAAACTCAAGTCTAGTAGCTGGATTTTCAACAAACCAAAGAACAAGACCTATTATAGTAGGTAAATTCCAAGAATATGTTAATGAAAAAGCAGTAACCATTCAATCAAAACGATTACTTGAAGAGATGAAAGTGTTTATATGGAAGAATGGTAGAGCAGAAGCACAACATGGCTATAATGATGACTTAGTAATGTCTTTCGGTATAGGAATGTACATCAGAGACACTGCTTTGAAATTTAGACAACAGGGAATGGACCTGACTCGCAATATCCTAAACAACATTACAACATCAAAACCAACTTATCAAGCTGCTTATCTTCCATCAAACGTTAAAAATCCTTATGAGATAGATAATGGAAAAGGAGGAAAAGAAGATATAAGCTGGATTTATTAACTATTTATACTTATATTGATTACTAACAATGGCAGACACTAGTGTATTTTCGAGACTACGTAGATTATTCTCAACAGACGTAATAATAAGGAATGTTGGAGGTGATCAACTAAAAGTTGCCGATACAAATCAAATTCAAATGTCTGGAGAACTGGAGAATAACTCTTTGGTAGCAAGATATAATAGAATTTACACAACTTCACCTACTTCCTTATACGGTTATCAATCTTCTTTTAACTATCAAACCTTAAGAACCCAGTTATATTCTGAATATGACGCTATGGACACCGATGCAATCATTGCTTCAGCCCTAGATATCCTATCAGAAGAATCAACTCTTAAGAATGATATGGGAGAAGTACTTCACATCAGGTCAAACGACGAGAATATACAGAAGATACTATATAATCTATACTATGATGTATTAAATATCGAATTTAATTTGAGTTGGTGGATTAGAAATATGTGTAAATACGGTGATTTCTTTTTGAAACTAGAAGCTTCAGAGAAATACGGTGTTTATAACGTAATTCCATTCGCTGCATTTAATATAGAAAGACAAGAACACTATGATACAGAAAATCCAACTGCTGTTAGATTCCGTTATGACCCTGACGGGTTGGCCGCTGATACTTATGGATACTTTAAAACTCCTAATCAGCACGATGCCAAATCTATTTACTTCGACAACTACGAAGTAGCACATTTCCGTTTATTAACAGATGTAAACTTCCTACCCTATGGTCGTTCTTATATAGAACCTGCTAGAAAATTATTTAAGCAGTATACTTTAATGGAAGATGCAATGTTAGTTCATAGAATTGTAAGAGCTCCTGAGAAGAGAATTTTTTATATGAACGTTGGAGGTATTCCACCTAATGAAGTTGAAGGATTTATGCAAAAAGCAATCTCTAAAATGAAGAGAACTCCTTACATAGATCAACAAACAGGTGAATATAACTTAAAATATAACATGCAGAACCTTATGGAGGATTTTTATATCCCTATGAGGGGAAATGATACTTCAACTAAGATTGAAACCTTGGGTGGACTACAGTATGATGGTATAACAGACGTAAATTACTTAAGAGACAAGTTATTTGCAGCATTAAGAGTACCTAAAGCATTTCTTGGGTACGATGAAAAACTACAAGGTAAGGCTACATTAGCTGCAGAAGATATTCGCTTTGGTAGAACTGTAGAAAAAATACAAAGAATCATGGTTTCTGAGTTATATAAAATAGCATTTGTGCATTTATACATCCAGGGATACAGAGACGAGGAATTAACTAACTTTGAATTATCATTAACCACTCCTTCAATCATCTATGATCAGGAAAGAGTAGCGTTATTAAAGGAGAAAATGGATCTTGCAGCTCAAATGGTAGATTCACAATTGATTTCTACTGATTGGATTTATGATAATATCTTCCACTTAAGTCAAGACCAATACGAGGAAATGAGAGACCTAATCAGAGAAGATGCTAAACGTAAATTCAGATTATCTCAAATTGAAAATGAAGGAAATGATCCTTTAGAATCTGGAGAGACTTATGGAACTCCTCACGATATCGCAACAGCATATGGAAAAGGAAGAGTCTACACAAGACCAGGTAGCGTACCTGATGGATACAACGAAGATGAACCAGAAATGGGCCGTCCTCAAGAGAAAGCCTCATTCATTAACGGTACTGAAGATCCTTTAGGAATGGATAGACTAGGTAGACAAGCTAATAAAGTAGATGATCAAGAAGGATACGGTAGAGATAAAACTTCACCGTATGCAATGGAAGCAACTAAGAGACAATTCTCAAAATATACAAAAGTATTAGAGGAAATTCCTTCTAAGAAAAAGATGATCTTTGAATCAGAAAGAAAAGCAAACAGTTTACTAGACGAAAATCAAATTAGGGAATAAAATTTAACACATATTTATAAAAAATTATACATTGATGCAAATCAAGCACTCAAAATTTAGAAATACAGGACTTCTTTTTGAACTTCTAGTAAGACAGATCACCTCTGATACGTTAGAAGGTAAAAATTCTGTTGCTATCAATATTCTTAAAAAGTACTTTGTTAACACAGAACTAGGAAAAGAGTATAAATTATATGAGCAATTAACTGCCTATAAGAACCTTACTGAATCTAAAGCTGAGATGGTAATTAACACACTAGTTGAAACCTCTTCTAAGTTAAAAAGATCTGAAATCAGAAAGCAAAAGTACAATCTAGTAAAAGAAATTCGCGATAATTACAGTGTTGAAAAATTCTTCAGAGTTCAAGTAACTAATTATAAGATTTTTGCAGCATTAAATAACTTGATTGAAAATCAAACATCAGAAAAAGTAACACCGGAAATAACAATCAGTAATAAAATTACAATCCTTGAGCATTTAACTAAGGTACCAGTTATAGCACCAGTTGATACGTTACTAGAAGAATATAAAGGGTATAGTAAGGACTTAAGAGTCTTAACCTATAGATTACTTTTAGATAAATTTAACGATAAGTACGATCACTTAAGCACCCAGCAGAAGGAAGTCCTCAGAGAGGTTATAAATTCGATTGATAATACAGACAAATTAAAAGAGTATTATAATACAAAAATTACAGAAGTACGAGATACTTTAAAAACAAAAATTAAAAGGACATCAGACAAAGTAATGCAAATCAAACTTGTAGAAGTCTTAAAATATATTAAACCAATAACTAAAACTGAGAAAGTATCTAATGACTCTATCATTGATTTACTACAGTATTATGAATTGGTAAATGAACTATAACCATGACCCGGAATCAATTTAAGCACCAACTTAGAGAATTGCTAGAAGAGGAATCAACCTCCGGTGCAGCAGGTGCTTATAACACTCCTTATGCTTTTAATCCAAACAAAAATGCAAAAGGTACTTCCCGAAACTACTACCTAAAGATGGGATGGAAGCTTGTAGATAAAGCTAAGACCCGTAAGGCAGCAAAAGGCATGGTGTATAAAGATCTTTGGAAATAAACAACCCCTATTTATAACATATGAAAAGCCTACAAGACAAATATAATTTAATTAAAGAAGGTAAAGGTAACAGAGAACTTTTTATAAAGGAAGCTAGAACCCTATTCCCTAATGTAGTGACAGGCGCACTTACATTTGATCAATCAATACACAACCTTACTGAAAGAGGAATTATATCAGAAAGCATGACCGGAGTATTAATTCAAAAAGAAGGAGAACCAAACTGGTTCAAAATCTTTAGTGAAAATACAGAAGCAGTTAAAGCTGCTTTAAAAGATACGGATAAGTCGGTAGTAGAGAAAGAAACCACTGGATACGATTACGAAGATAAAAAGAATAATAATAACAT